CTAGCTTCTTTGTCTAACTGCCTCATACAGAATCATTCCTGCAGCAACAGAAACATTTAAGGAAGCAATCTCCCCCGACATTGGAATTTTTGCTCGCGCATCACACATCTTTAAATACTCTGGAGAAATACCATCTTCCTCTGAACCCATAATAATAGCGGTTGGAACCGTAAAATCAGCTTTATAAAGCACTTCATCTGTTTTCTCAGTGCAGGCAACTAATTGCAGTCCTGAATCTTTCAAAAAAGTTAATGTGTCTTTTAAACGCATTTCCCTGCAAATTGGCACTCTGAACAATGCACCGGCAGAAGTTTTTACAGCATCAGGATTAGCTTGGGCTGATCCACGGGAAGGAACAATAACGGCTTGTACTCCCATGCACTCTGCAGTACGAACTATTGCTCCAAAATTCCGAACATCGGTAATTCTATCTAAAACCAATAACAACGGTACTTCACCTCGTTCATAAATATCCTGAACTAAATTTTCAGTATTTTGATAGGTGATTGGTGAGATAAATGCAACAACCCCTTGATGGTTCTTTGGGGTGAGCCTGTTCAACTTTTCAGTTGGAACGTATTGAAATGGTAAATTATATTCCGCAATTACCAAACGCAATTCTGCAAATAAAGGGCCTCCCAATCCCTTTTGGATAAAAAGACTTTCTATTTCTTTTCCAGCGCTAATTGCCTCAATTACAGCGCGGATACCAAAAACCATTTGATTACTTTCACGCTTAGGTGTGCCAAAATCTCTCATAAGTCGACAAAAATACAATTCCAGAATCTTATTCTCTGAAATTAAGCTACTTAAATTTCAAACAAAATTTATTTCCATTTCAATGCCCAAAAAGGGTTTTTTATAAGCCACAAAACCAAAAGTACACTTCCTAAAAACGAAATGTCCAAAAAAAAGATATCTGAAATGCTTTATACGCTGCCAAGGTTTCCATTCACTTCGCTGTTGCCATGAGATTCACCACTTATTGATACAATAATTGCTGTAACACCATCTTGTTCATCTCTTTTATAATCAGTGTCAAAGCCTTTTTTATGCAAATCCTGCACCGTTAAACCAATATTTACTAGCTCATTAGTCCTATGTAGGAGCTCAGTAATACGACCTTCTGTTTTCTTTAAATCTGCGGATGCTATACAATAAAATATTATAGCAAAAAGTAGTGAAATGAACCCGCCTAAAATATTTGAGACAATCATTTCTGAATTTATAAGATCAATAAGTCTATCCATACTTTAAATATACACAAACGCCTGCCGATAATCACTCAACAGGCGTTTTCATTTACTTTAAACCTCATTTAAATACTCTTTAACCCTACGTTGTACTCGAATACTTATAATACATTATATCAGTATAAGTTGAATTGTAGTTCATTGTAACGTTAACAGACTTCTTGCAAGCACCTTTAAACGGGTTACTGTTGGGCGTTTTCAACTCTATCCATTCACACAACTCAATAATGTTTGATTTATTGGAAGTAAAATAAACGTAAGGGTGACTATCCAATACCTGCAATACATCTAAATAATCCTTTAGCTTCCAGTATGACTTATACGTTCCTGCTTCGGTGCTCAAATATGGAGGATCAACCATGAAAACAACATTAGGCTCATTCTTATATTGATTGTAAAGGGTTAAATAATCCACAGACACGCGCTCCAAGCCATCCAAATAACCATCGGAGCTATAATCACTCACTCGCACAACATTATATAGAGTAGACGCTTTAAAATCGGCAAAATTGGTTACATAATTCATACTAAACAAAAGCGAGGAGGATAACGTAATGTAGTCGACAAAGCCCGCCATTTCGGCTTGCTTTATGCGTTGAATAACCTGCTCTTTTGCCTCTCCGGTAATTTGTTTATCCTTTGGCCATCCGGCTAAGATCAATCGTAAATCAGCCAGTATTTTATTGGTGTTTGCAATGTTTTGCAGGCGTTCATTGTAATTGTCAAAATCATTGTAAACCACCTTTGACAAAGGGAGGTATTGCTTTACCGTATGCGAAAGCAATCCGCTGCCGCCAAACAGATCCACATAAATTGCATCCTGGGGGTAATCCTGTAAAACATCTTTCAATGTTTTTAAAAACCGTCTTTTCTGCCCCATAAAAGGCAATGGAGCATTTGTATAATTTTTCATTTTTTCACTCATCTGTATTATTGTTTGCTAATTTTTGTTTCCCGCCGTAATAGCTAATCGGCGTTTTTAAGTTCACTTTACTCATGATTAAATTAATAAATGGTCAGTTGCTTTTCTTACCGTTATTAACCTTTTGTTTATTGGCATACTTTTTACTTATTTTGTTCTAAATCTTACACTAATGAAAAATCTTTTATTATTAATTAGCATTTCAATTTCTATACTTTTCACTTCTTGTGAGAAAAAGAGTGATGACATTGAAAACATTGAACCTGAAAATAAATCGGAGTTTAACGGTGACTACAAAACAAGAATTAGTTATTACACCGCTTCCGATTACACGCTTTTTATTATGTATTTAAACCCTTTTGATGTTGATTCTGCAAAAGTTAATATCAAGAATAGTTCAGGCGTTATTGAAGTCTCTAAGGCCGTTAAAAAGGCTGATTTTTTCAATGATTCCTTTTGGATTGAAAACCATGCTTCTGTATTCGGAAGCTTTAAGGTTGAATTGACTGTTTTTAAGAACAAGGAAGAAACAAAGATTGAAAGAACTATTGAGGTGATTAAATAAATGAAATGGGGCTTATTGCCCCATTTTTTTATTCTTATAACACTATCCAGTCTAAATACCCACTGTAAAAATCATCCACCGTTAATATTTTTGAACGCTCTGCCCCTGAAATGGTTGTTATGGCTTGACCGTATGAATCCTGAATGGTGATTGTGCCGGAACTTTGAGAAATCGCACTGCTTCCGTCTATTTTGCCGTTGTATCTGCATATAAAATAAACCTTACCAATTGGTGCATCATCGGGAAGCATTATGTACACGTTATTTGAACCGTTTCTAACGTTTATGATAGTCTGGTGCTTGGTAGCTTGATAGTTTCCAAATGTATTCACCTTACTAAAAGCCGTTCCAAGTATGCGCTTGTCATTCAAATGCAACCCACGTTCCCCAATAGAAACCCCACCAATATCAGCCCCGTAGCCAGTGGAGCCATCGTAAAAGTCAATGTTATCATCAAAATTTATCCGTTTGGCGCCTGAAGAATCGTAAAAGGAAAGCGTGTTATTAGTGGAATCAATTACAATACGCTTCCCGGTGGCAGCACTTTTCAGGGTGGCTTTTGTCATTACTACCTGACCGTCATTGGTCACAACGAAAGGTGCAATTGCCCTGTTAGCATAGGTGTCACCCGCCCAAAATCGCACATCAGAAGAACCGCCCCCGTTTCCGGTGATACCTGCATTTACTCCGGCATCATTACCCAACTTAATGGTTCCGGTCGTCACCATTCCACCGTCAATGGTCGTCTTTGTGCTGTCAGCTATTTGTTGGTTAACATCCTCCGGCGCAGGTGTCCAGTCGGTTGGCTTGTTGCCTTTAAAAACTCCAACGGCATGAAATTGCCATGTTCCAGAAACAGAATTAATACCAAAGGTTATAAACCTTACAATGCCTGAAGCATCTGTGGAAAATGTATTCCAATACATTTTCCACCCATCCCCTAAGTCAATAGCAGGGCTACTGTCATCCAGCCTGTAAAAAGTATTATCCCAACCACCAAATGCGAAATATCCACCTGTACCTATTCGCTTGGCAATAACCATAAAAACCACTTCGGAATTAATAAGCAGGTCAGATACATTGAATTCATATTGAAACTCGCCAACGCCTGAAGGCCTTGAATACTCCACTACAGTTCCGAATTTAGCATCAGAAACTAATGTACTTGTAGCATCTCCACGATAACCTCGTATTGCATCTTTTACTCTTGATTTAAGTACATAGTTCCTGCTTCCTACCCTCACATTATCAACCGCAGCCTTCGCCGCATCACTTACATTCTTCAATAACTCCGTTTTCGCATCATAATACGCCTTAAACTTTGCCCTGAAGGTGCTGCCTACAATTACGCTATTAGCGTTCAAGTCGGCGAAATAAGGCACAAGGTAGGATTCCAATGAGCCGTATGCTGTGGTATAATCGGATGAAGAAACGCCGTAAGTACCCGCTTGACTTTCAATAATTGGCTTTTCGCCAACAATAACACCCCATTCTTTTGCCATTTCCGATTTTTCAATCGGGGTTAACATGTTGTCATTCGACAAGTCAGCAAGTAAGCTGTTTGCTGTATTGGCTGAAGTTTGTGCGTCATTAGCTGCTGTTTGCGCTGTATTTATCCCCGCTTGTACGTCCTCCGGTGCAGGTGTCCAGTCGGTGTCCTTATTGCCGTATTCCAGTTTAATGTTTCTGATCTGAAGCGTAGCATTTAAGCCGTCTGTACTTCCATTGTGATCAAAACGCATTTGGGCTGAAGTAACAATTGAGGCGGGAACCGTAAACTTAATAACAATTTTATTCCATACGCCTACGCCTGCTGTATAACCTGTGTACATTACGAATCCTTCAGTTGGGTAGTTTCCACTTAATATAATTAGTTCGGTTGAATTAACATTAGATGAGGATTTTGCCTCAAAACTAACAACCATTTCCTTGCCTGCAACATACTGGAAGGAAGGGCTGAAAATAAAATCTTCGCCAGAAATTGCTATTGTTTTTGAAAACTCATTGCCTGTACGGCTCGTAAAACCGGACCATCCATTGCCATTGCTTGACCCTATCGCTAAATTCCTGCCCCCCACCTTCAAATTATTCACCGCCGTATTTGCATAAGCTTTAGCCGCATCACTTACAAGCTTTAACAGAGCTACCTTCGCATCATAATACGCCTTAAAATTTGCCCTGAAGGTGCTGCCTACAATTACGCTATTAGCGTTCAAGTCGGCGAAATAAGGCACAAGGTAGGATTCCAATGAGCCGTATGCTGTGGTATAATCGGATGAAGAAACGCCGTAAGTACCCGCTTGACTTTCAATAATTGGCTTTTCGCCAACAATAACCCCCCATTCTTTTGCCATTTCCGATTTTTCAATCGGGGTTAACAGGTTGTCATTCGACAAGTCAGCAAGTAAGCTGTTAGCTGTGTTTGCTGAAGCCTGTGCGTTATTCGCTGCTGTTTGTGCTGTTGCTGCGTTGGTTAAAGCCGTGTTTGCAGTCGTATCATCCGTGTACTTACTCGCCTTCACCCAATCGGCAGAATTGTAGGATTGTACAGCGGTTTTAGCCGTTTGGCAGCGCATAATATCGCCCGAAGTGCCTTGCACCCACAAATCTCCCACATCATATGGCACAACAGGCGTAGTAGCAAACACCCTGCGTTTGCCGTCTGCTGTGTCTTGCGCTTGCTGCGCGTTGGCTAAAGCTGCCGTTATATCTGCATCACTTATCTTTTGCCATGAATAAACGCCCGTTACCACCTGAAAACGGTAGGCGTAACCGGTATTCGTATCATAAAACAAATCCCCCAAATGCTGATCTTTAACGGCATTGGTTGCCCAATCAGAGGCAGGAACATTCCCCAATGTAGGTACATAACCATAAAACCATGTCGTCACGTTCCCGTCAATTTGACTTTGAAGGTCATTTTTTATAGAATTTACAAAGCCATTGGTGGCGTAAACTGATAAATCCGGCTTATCGGTAAGGTTGTTGTAACCACTGGAATTGTTGCCAAAGGTGATTTTTCCGCTGATTTCGCCCGTGTCCAAGTCAAACCAAGTCAATCCGTCAGCACTTGAAATTTTGCCGGTGGTAATGGATTTGCCACTGATCAATGTTGAGCCGTACAATAAAGAAATTTCACGGTAGTTATTGACAACGGAATGCAGAATGCCGATTAGGAAATGGTAATAACCCGTATCCTGCTCTACCGTTATTTGGGAAGCACTCAAAACAAAGGTGGCGGCGGTGGTGGTTTTATTACATCGGGCATACACATAGTAAGCCGTACCGTTCACCAGCCCGGCAAAGGTTTGTCCGGAAAAGTTCCAGGTCTTTATCGAATCGGCAATGGCATAATGTTCAAGCACCCCACCACCTGCGCTCAGCTGTGAAACATTGCCCTGGTAATTGGGCGCAAACAAAACTCCTTTTAACAGGAAATTGCCCGATTTGGCCCCTACAGATAACAATGAGGTTTCAATTGAAAGCGGCCTGATCTTGTCGGTAAAATAGCCGTCGGTGTCAAACACCATGCCCTGCAATTCCTGCGTAGTCCGCCAGCTCCTTCTTGCTCGGTTCACGTTGGAAAGGCTGTTCAGGTCAATTACTCTTTTGGCTTGTTCCTGGGCAGCCAGCACGCGATTAAGAATCGTTGGCTGAACCACCTCAGCCAGTTCAATTTGATAATCAAACCCGTTGGTCAGCGAACGGTTGAGCGCCACAATCCGGATCAGCTTGTTAATGCCCAAAGGCGCATCCACAATGGTTACGTTATCCCCAACATTCAGCGATATGCTGTTCGCTTGGGCATGAATAGGATCAAGCACTACCGAGTAACTTACTCGTGGAGAACTGTTTTGGCTTAAATATTCGTTGGCCTTAGTTACCAGTTCCGCCTCTGCTGCATCAATGTACGACTGAGGCATTTTAATATCCGTCAGCACGTATTTGTCGCCAATGGCAGGCTTTAACAAAGTGGAAGGTAATTCCAACGCCTTTTCATCTTTATTCTGAATGATGGTAAACTCTTTAGTGGTATTATTGAAGCTGGCAATCTCAAATTCATACCCGGCCAATTGCCCGGTATTGAACGTGAGCTTTGCCGTTATGCCTGGCAACAATTGAGCATTCACATCAAAGTCGATAGCAGCATCGCTAAACTTGTAGATGCTTGATCCGTTCACCGCAGAAACGGTTCCCACGCGTTGCGGATAAACATCTTCAAATAGTTGAGTAGCCTCTATGGTGCCGTATTGCGAGGTATTCTGCTCTACATACAAGGCTCCCGCCGTCATACGCAGGCGTTTGGCATAATTGCGATAATCGCCCGGCAGATTGGTTGAGGAACCGAAAGCGTACAACCGGGTAATAATGTTTGTACTATCCTTGGTGGTACGGCTAATTTCATACAGCCCATTGCCTTGCCCGTAACTAAACGTTAACGGGTTTGTTTGCTCTTTTTTGGAGAGGTTGATCGATTTTCCATCGAACCAAAACTCCGTGTTAAATTCCGAAGCCAAACGAGCCAAAGCCGCCAAACAGTTTTCACCGGAAAAAGTCAGGTTCTTGTATTCCGAGTTGACCACTTCGCCCGCCGACCAGCCGGAGCTAACCCGGTTCGCATTGGCCACAATCAGGTTTAAAAAATCCTGCAGATTGCCCATTAAGGAGAAATCGGCTTCTTTCAGCGCATTCAGCGCATCCAAAAAGAAGAATTGAATTTTCCCCAATTCATAAGCCACACTTTCAAAGGTGGCGGTATAGCGGTACTCCAAACTTGACACCTTTTGCACCGCAGGCATTTGGTTCAGGTAATACGTCTCTCCATACACCAACACCGTATCACCAATGGTAAAATCTACAGCCTCGGCCAATGTGAAACTCATTTGCACCACGTTTTCACCCATTATGCGTTGCCTCAACAGTCCACCTTCAGGGCGAACCGTTGCAATAGTGGTTGATCCTCGTTTTATATCGTAATTCATAATGTAGAGCCTTTCACTTTTAATGTTAATTCAAAACTTACCACTACTACCGATACGCCTTTAAGTGTTTGGCTTTCCTTTTTCCAGTTGCTGCTTTTGAGATAAAAAACCTGATAGGTTTTGCCGTGATCAACTACCTGAAAGTTTTGCCAGCTGGGTAATTGAAGCTGGGCAAGCAGCGCATTGCGCCGTGTCCAGTATTGCGTATCGGAAGTAGCTGCGATCACGCACTGAAGTGTCACTTCAGCATCGTTAAACATGGGTGCACTCAAATCATATTCAATTCCGTTTTGCTCCGGCCAATTGTGCGACAATGACTCTTTTCGCTCAGGCATAATTAAAAAGCCTGACGTATCCTGAATGATGAGCCCGTAGGCACTGCCTACATCGTTGCCGTTTAAAAAATAATTGCCTGTTACCATCGTTTTATCTTCCTAATGACCTCAAATCAGCGTTGCTGTCCATTTTCTTATCTATTGATTTCAGCGAAGTATCAACCGATTTAATAGTATCGGCAGTGATTCGCGTATTCACCTCAATCATTCGCATGGTTTCGTGCTGGGCTTTTATTTCCGCCATTTGGCTTTGCATACTCAAGCCGTGCTCCTTCAAAATACTGTTGGTATCGAGCTGCGTAATGCGCAAGCCTCCGAATTGACCCGCCAATAAATCAGCCTGCTCGGCGCTGATGCCATTAATTGCTCCGGCTAAACCTTTTTGATCAGGCGCATTTTTATCTCCAGTGAAATCAACATCGAATGCAGAGGTCATGGCATCCCATTGCCCTTTCAAACTTTCTGCAATGGCGACTGACTTAGTTCTTAATTCATCAATTTCACCTTGACTGTACTTCCCATCAGAGCCAGCCTTAGCCAAATCGTCATAAAGCGGCTTCATTGCTTCCTCAATAGCTTTGTATTTAAAAGTATTGACAATGGCTTTTTTCAGAATGCTTTCAAAAGAATCCGCAAAGTCTGCAGCTGCGAGCTTCCCATTCTCAAACAATCCTGAAAAGGCATCACTCAGCCTTTCTACAGAAGTACCCGTTAGCATCTCATTCAATTGAGCTGTCACCTCCTCAATATCAACTCCTGTTTTCTGAAGCTCTTCTCTTAACTTTTTAAGCTGGTCGAAATCTTCTTTTGATGCGCCTTTCAATTTGCCCTGCAAATCCAGCTGTTCCATGGCTGCGAAGTCTTTGCCTCCAAGGCTGGCCATGATATCCCAGGTTTTTGCTTTGCGCAACCAAGTGCCATGCTTGTAACCAACCCCATCAACAAACTGCTCTCCCTGTAATGAAGCAAATATTTTATCGTAGGCCTTTTGCAGCTCAGGACTTTGTTTTTTCATGAGCTCCAGCTGATCCACCAACCCTTTGTAGCTGGTTTTACCACGACGAACCTCATCACGCTCACGTTGGCGCAATAACGCCTGGTAATCTCGCTCTCCTTTCACGGCCGAAGCTTGATAGTCGTTCATGTATTTAAAAGCAGCTTCCTTAGCAGCTTTTAACCCTTTGAAATATCCGGCAATGCCATTGATCACCGATAAAGCGGCTCCGGCAATACCTGCTCCAGCCATTACTTTACCAAACGCATCACCTTTTTCATCGGCTTTTTTGTAAGCTTCCTTTTGTCGCTGTATCTCTGCGAAACCAGTAATTACATTTGAAACTGTTCCCAATATGTTGGCAAAATTCCCGTCAATATCCTGCAAGGCATCCGCGATATTTCGCATTGAGTCGGCAGCGGCCTCAAGCCGTTCAGGCAACCGCGCGTTTAATGAACTTTTAGCCTCTTTTAGCTTATCCGCAATTTCTTTGGCGAACTCTGCACTAATTCTCCCTGCATTTACAGCTGCCGCAAGCATGTCTTCAGCATTGGCAATAACCACCTTTGCCGAAGCATCACTCATACTATCAATGCCTTTATATAATTTTTTGTAGGCGTCAAGCTTTTGAATGTTGGCATCATCGAGGGCATTTAATTCATCTTTATGATTGCCTGTTAACTGGGCAATATGATTGGCTTTATCTTTCGCCGAAAGAACAGGGTCCGCTTCGAGTATTTTTTTGTCAGCCTCGTATTGCGCTGATAAACTCTTTCGCTTTTGAAGATAATTCTGAGTGTCTTCAAGCAATTTTTTTAGATATGCCTGGTAATCCTGCGCAGCCTTTTGTCTTTTTTCGTACTCCGCTTTCAGTCCATCCTGCTCATCATCAAAAGCTTCTTTATCCGCTTTTTCTTTCGCTTCTCGTGCTTTTTTTGCTGCGGTTGCTGCTTTTTTAGCCGCCTCCTCAGCTGCTTTCGCCGCCGCCTCACGACTTTTAACGGTAACCGTTTCAACCAATTTCGATTGCCCGGCGAATTTTACCAAAAAGGCAGATTGACCATTCAATATTTTTTCTTGATCATCCAGATCTTTCAGCGCAGCTTGGGCTCGTACATCACTTGAACGCTTACGCTCTGCAACGGTAATCGTACCTCCAGCAATACCTAAACTACTACTGCCTGAGAATGAAGTATCTCCTTCTTTTTCTGCCCGCCGTTTTTCATTTATGTTAGCATTTCGAATTTTTTGCCTTTGAAAATCAATGTCAAGCCTCTTCGCCTCAACCTCATCTAGTTTATCCTTAGCCGCTTTGGCTCTCGACGTTGCTAAAATGGAAGCAGTCAACTCCTCATAGGTTTTCTTTTCTTCCCCGTTTAAAATGGCTTGAATTTGAGCGTTGGCAAACGCTTTAGGGTATTCAGCCCTTAACGCCTTGGCGGCTGCAACCCGCTGTTCCATTGATGAGGATACATCGGTAGCCGCTTTATATAATATTTTAAGTGTCGAAATTTCTTGCCCGGCTTGCTTACTGGCCTTTCCCATTACTTCATTTAACGCCTTGAAATTTGCAACCGATTGACTTATGGCATCCTTTCCTTTAAATAAAGAGCCAATGAAATTGCCAATTTCCTTACCGTAAACAGTAAGCAAAGTAACGACCACCGATAGCGCCGTCCCCCAGCTAAACAAACCACTCACTAATTGCTTCCAAACAGGCACAGCAGTGCCGCCACTTGCTACTAGCTGAGTATTTGCTACCCTTAACCTCCCAATTTCATCTATAAGTATGGGCAAGTTGTTAGATACCGCCATAAACCCTGTTTGAGCCGAATACGTAAAGGCGGGAAGCTCTCTTGATATTTGGTTAATGGAGCTTTGCAAACCATTGGCCGACCGTGCTGCTTTTGGCATTGTTGAGCTTTCCAGTTTTTGCAACTCTGAATTAACAAGCTTCATTTCACTGCGCAGCTCCCGCTCTTTTACAATCAAATCTTGATGCGACTTAAGGAGGGAATTTTTGTCAATGGCTCCACTTCTATATTGTGCACTTAATGCTTTCTCTTCCGCCGCAATCCCTTTGATCTCTAAATTTATTGCAGCAAGGCGCCCCGTAAAAGCATCAGCTTGTATTAAATTACTGGCAATAGAAGCTGCTGTTGCGCGAAATGCATCTGCAGTTTTCTTTGCCGCCTCTTGAGCAGTTGTATTTACCCCTCTTAAATTGGCCTTAATCGCGTCCGTCTCCGATTTAACTTCGGGGTCGTTCAGGTTAAAATTTACGTCCAGTTCTAAGCTCATAAGTTCAATAGTTTGGCAAGCTCGCTGCCGCTTACTTTTTTGGGTTGTTTCTTTTGGCGTTTAAAGCCCGGTGCATCGGCCAGCATCATTCGTATATTGATCCAGCTAATGCCCCACATGATATAGTGATAAGTCCAGCCTGTTTTTTCAGTTACAGCCATGATCACTCCCCAGAGGCTATGAAGGCCTGTTGCCTTTAACTCCTCTCGGTCTCCTGACTCAGATTCGGTTCGGTCATCTTCAGATGACGTGTCAATCTGATAGTATTCAAAAAATCCGCTGTGCCTCCATGCAATACCACCATTTGCATAATGGTATAAAGTGACCTGATAGGCATTCTCCATTTTAGCCAGGCTGCAAGTGGTCGGGCCAAGATTTTCCCGCTCCAATAGCCGTTCAAAATCACGTGGGCAACCAACAAGGCTATCTTACTTCCATGCATGGCCTGCAATTTCAGCAGATCATTCATGTCGAGGTCGTCTAGTTTTTTGTCTTCTATACCCATGCTTAGGTAAATGCGGCTAATACGTAGCGAAGTGCCAAGCTTTGGCATCGGTACAGGCAGCGTCATCGTTTTTTTACCGAATACTCTTAAAAAAAGAGGCGTTTGAACTTTCACCCGAACGCCTCTTTCTAATAATGTATCAGCGGCCTTTTGCTCTATGCTGATGTTATCCATTCTTACTAAACTGGTTTACCATAAGAAATAGGAGAAGTGGCTGTTTTAGTTGGCTGCAACACCACGCCTTTTACTTTAATTACGTTCACCTCATCGCGGGTAAACACGCCTTGTATACGTGCCATTACCTGAACACGGGGAAATTGCCATACTGAGTCCTGAAGGTCAGTGATCTCAAAAGATTTTTCGATAATCGGAGTAAGCTCTGGAGCGTTCCAAATCTTATTGGGATCTGTACCGGTAACCGTACCGCCCATCAAATCCATCATTACATCAGGATCATGGGTTAACAAATCGAACTCAAGTGTGGTTTCACCATTCTTTTGGGTAACATACACAGGCGAGCTTTTGCCCTCAGCCATGATGTTGTTTACCGAGAAGTCGCCCTGCGTTACACGGATTGTGTTTTCGCGAACATCTCCCGGCGAAGTAAGCACGGTGCCCATGCCGCCATCCACAGCAATTGCACCTAGCTTAAATGTTTTGGTTCCTATTGAAAAAGTTGCCATTTAATAACTATTTAAAGGGTTTTAAAATCTGTTAATTATTCAGCTGATTGTTTTTTAGCAACCGCAGCCTTTAGTTTTTCATGGCCGATGTTGTGAGCTGGAGCCTTCCCAAATAATTCAGTGTATTGAGCAACTAACTCAGCGCGTTCAGCTCCGGTATCCACACCTGATTCGTCTTCAGTAGATCCAGCCTTGGTTAGGTCGGATCCGGTGTCCAAACTCGGCTCACCTTCGGCCATACCAGACTTGATTAGGTTAGCTACTGTGTTAGCATCCGCAACAGTAAACTTATCCGAAGCTACTTGCTCAATCTTGTCAATAACATCTAATGTTGCCCGGTGAATTGGCTTTACCTCATTGTTGCCTAAATCCTTGGCCCAGCTTTGGGCGTAGGTTTCAGCGACAAAGGCGTTCCCGTCTGTGGTGAAATAAAACGTGTTTACGTTCGGGTGTGACTCAAAAAGCTCTTTAGCTCTTTCGATATTTTGGTTTTTCATTTTAAGAATTTTAGATATCCCCATCGTAAGGCAATAATTAAAGTGATTCCTAACGACAACCCCGCACAGATACTCATCCATACAGATGGTCGGTTAACTGATTTGTTTGTTTTGTCGGCAATTACAGCCGACTGGGTTGTACTAACCCTGGTTTGTTGGGTATTATCATGGGTTAAGGTGGAGCGGGCTACGGGCTTTGCCTCGGCTAAAAACTCAACTTTTGCACCTGGTTTAGCTCCTTTTATTTTAAGCTTCAACTTAATGCCATTACTTTCAAAAACTGAACTATCCGTTCCGCTTGTGTCAGATAACACTGTTGAGCCTTTTAAGAAATCACCATATTGGTTGATCACCAGTTGCGTATGTTCCTGAATTATGGAAGCGCTGTCAACAGCTTTAACGACATGAACAACATGCTCAGTAGTTTTTTTTCGCACACTGCAGGCATCAAGTAAACCCGCCATGCCAGAGCCAATGATAAGGATGACTACTTTTTTCATACCGTTTCAGGATAAATGAACCCGACCACATTCAACCCCTTTTCGCTGTAAGGCGCTTTTACCAAACGGCGCTTCTCAGCTACTATGTAGCCCTCGCGGCCGCCTTTATCGTTGGTGTTGCCCTCAATGCTGATGAAAGTATTTGCATCCACTACTGATTTGACAATACCCGCATGGCCTTGCCAGCCATTGCCATAGCGCCAAATCGCTATGGCGCCCGGCTTTGGCTTTTGACCAACTTCAAACACGTTGGCTACATCAAACTGGCGGAAGGTTGCCGTTGCTGATCCTGACGCCGCTTTGTTAATGGCCTCCACCAAATCAGGACGAGCTTCAAACGCTTCTTTCCAAATCAGCTCTACCAAATAGCTGCACCAGGCTTCGCCTTCGCGCCAGCCAACAGCTTTCATTTTTTTCTCAAAAGTGGCATCGTTAAAGCCGCTGTTATTGGGCTTTTCGGTTTTGCCTAAGTATTGTGTTGCAATTGCTACTATTAAATCTGATGCTTTCATTGAATTTTATTTTAAACGGCTACCGATCAAATCATCTAATCGCTCAAAGGCTTTCGTATTTTTCTCAATCACATCAAGCATCTGCTTTCGATCCTCTTCAATGTATTTCTCCATCTTTTCCGAAAGCTTGCCCTGCTGCTTCCAGAACAGGTAAGCCACTACCAATAAAATGCTAATCGAAAAGAACTGATCGCCCAATCGCTCCACTATGCCCGTAGGGACAACTTCGGTTATCTGCAATAAGATCCTGTTCATTACTATGGTTTTTGGATTGTTAAAGGATGGGGTGAACCTTCACCCCAAACCGCTATAACTCTATGCAGATGCATCCTGATTGATCATGATAATACCTGCATCATCTGAACGTCTGCGGCGACCACCCATACGTACCAATGCCGAGTATACATCGCCATAATATTGAGGATCATTAGGATTCTCGAAGAACTTCACCTGACCCAAGGCACGGGTAACTGTATCTTTTTGGTAGATCACCGCCACCTCGTTATCGGTAGCCGCAGCCGCAGCACCTAAAGGCTTCACCACATTGGCAGCATCGGAAACGGCTACAGCACTGCGCTCCAAAATATTGAAGCCGTACAGCTTGCCGATGATGCCATTTTTTGCATCCATATACTGCGAAAAGTCGCGATATTGGGTATTCGACAAGCTTTGAATCAACTGATCCAGCATGTTGGAAGGAAGCAATGCATTGCGATCCATTTTGCTAATACCTTGCACATTCAGTTTGGTCATGGCACGGCGCAAGTCGTCATGCACAAACAACTTACGATTACCGGTTGCTGAAGGGGCTGTTCCGGCAGTAGCGCCACCGGTTGTCAATAACTTTGAGTCGGCTGCAATACTGGTTAACCATTTTACAATGATGTCATCGCCAATGGTTTCTGCCAATGCTCCGGCATGGTCGCCAAACACACTGTCAATTTTATTGTACGACAACTCAATTTTTTCAGCATCCTGAATATGCGTAGGAGTAGTCGTATATACGTCCAATGAATAGTTAACATCGGTATCCGTTCGGCCTACCGCAGTGGCAGGGAATGAAGTCCTATTTTTAACAACCGCAGGCGCTGATCCGGGTTGAGGAATATGTACTACTTTACCAGCTAACACATAGTCATCATCGCTATACACGGTTTTTAGAAAGGCATTGTCTTTCCATAACCGCTCAATGATGTAATTGGCCCAGATTTCTACCTCTACACCACATTTAGCATACCTGCTGTTTTGTGGTGCATATTTAATGGCCACTACCGTTGAGGCGATAATAGCCAAACCAACAACTGCAAGCGGCAATCCGGTTGCATCCGCTAAACCCATCGCTACAGGCGACATGATCAGCGTGAATACTAAGAAGGCTATCAGTGCCCTAACATGATTTTTCATTTTTACGTGTATTAAAGGTTATTTAATAAGAATTGATTTGGATGTTTAAATTCAAGCTAACGGCACTACTTGCGGCTAGGGAATTTCTCTTTCATTTTCACCTCGTATTCGTCGGGGCTTAAGGTTTTCAACTTCGATAAACCTCCGTTTTCAAACAGTTCATCGTAGGAGAGTTTTACCAACTCCGCCAACTCGTCTTTTTTACCACCATTATCCGCCGCCAATTGACTTTGCACAGTAGGTGCTGCCTGCATTCCGGTAAACATGGCTTCAACCGTTTCCTTATCAGCTTTGGCCAGTTTGATAAAGTGATCGCGTTGCCCGGCAACAATCTTGCGATCAGTTACCGCTTTATCCACCAAAGCAATCACTTCGTTTTCGGTCTGCTTATTTTGCAACTCGGTTACTTTGGCATCGGCCTGCTCTTTAGCCGTTTTTAAGGTTTGAATTTCGGTGTCCTTCTGCGCTGATAGATTCACGAGGTTGTCAATCTTTGCCAACACTTCAGTAGCACCGGCAGTATCAGCCAAGCCCAGCTTGGTGAGTACATCAGGGGCATTCAATTGAATTGTTTTCATACTATCGTTTGAAATTTGTTTTAGTTGGGGAATTTGGGCGTTTTCGCCGTTGGAGCTGAGTGTGATGAGTTCCTTATTATCATCGTACAAGGCAATGGATAAAGCATCATCGTTGCCGCCAATATCAACTATACTCACTTCTTGCAACACTGATTTAACAAGGGTGTAACCTGTTTGACCCGGCATCAACAGCGATTCATCATCACTCCATGTTTTAGGGTTTAACCCCGCTGAAGCCATGCGTAATGTGCCGTTCTCAAACTTGTTATAGATTGATTTTGCGAACTCGTCGGTATCATCAAACATTGGCTGCCCAGTGATCACTTTGCCGACTCCATCCAACTCTTCGCGCTTCAGTTCAATCACATTACCAATCGGGAGAAACACGTTGTCTTTAGTTCCGAAGGCTCGATTGTGCATCCATAGCATGATGGGATTTTTATCATACTGATCTATGTCAATGCCGTCGGTAAGCACTCGGAAACCGTAAAGGTTTACAGATTCGCTGCTGATGATAATTCGTTTGATTGCTCTTAACATGATGCGTTTTTGCCTTTGTTGAGCACAAACGTACAGTCGAATTAAAGCCTAAAAAAACCGGGTATTTCTATGATGGTAGTAGCTGTAAGCTATCATAGCAATTATTGCTATGATAGCAATTCGCGATTTCTGCAAGGCTTATATATAGCGCATTTTTGGCCTATATGGCAGCACAACCACTATCAAATAAGCAAAAAAAGGAATGGGCAAAACTGCTCTTCGTTCGCGAAAATGTAACCGTTCAAAAGGAATTGGCTCTTCGCGTTGGCGTTTCTGAAAAGACCATCGGCAAATGGATTGAAGAGGAGAACTGGAAGCGGCTTCGAGCTTCCAATGTCATTTCCAAGGATGAACAATTGAGCCGCTTGTACATGCAGCTCACCGAATTGAATGACCATATTTTTCAAAAGCCTGAAGGGTTCCGTTTCGCCGATTCAAAACAGGCCGATACTATTGTTAAGCTGACCGCTGCCATTAAGCAACTCGAAACAGACTGCTCGGTTGCTGAAGCAATGGAAGTTGGTCGTCGTTACCTTCAGTTTATTCGTGTGGTCGATTTTGACAGCCTCAAAACATCGGCCTCTCTGTATGATGCATTTATTAAAAAATTGATCAATGAAAGCCGTAGATAAAAAAGCCGAACAGTTTTGGGACGACTTTATCAGCTCGATGATCAATGCCTCGTCCGTGGATACTTCAGAAACCGAGGAGGCGAAGCGTAAACGCATAGCCGACCTCGAAGCCGATCCGTTTAAATGGATGCCATACTATTTTCCACAATTTTGCTCTGCGCCGTTTTCCCGTTTTCAGCGCCGTGCCTTAAAACGTCTGATTGAAAACAAGCGATGGTTTCAATTACTGATGTGGAGTAGAGAGTTGGCAAAGTCAACCTTTACCATGATGACGGTAATGTATTTGGCGGTAGTTAAAAAGGAGCTGAAAAACATCTTAATGGTGAGTAACAGCTTTGATAATGCAGTGAGATTACTATTGCCTTATAAACTCACATTAGAAAAAAGCCCTCGTTTAATTAATGACTATGGGACGTTTGAGAAATTAGGAGCATGGACAGATAGTGAGTTCACTACCCGCATGGGTTTTAGCTTTCGCGCTTTGGGTGCTGGCCAGTCGCCTCGTGGTACTCGTAACGAGAACTTTCGTGTTGACTGCATCCTGATCGACGATATTGATACGGATGAGGAATGCCGTAATCCTCGTCGTATAACTGAAAAGTTCAAATGGATACAAGAAGCTCTTATTCCTACGGTTTCAGTTTCGGGCAATTATCGAATTATTGTTTGTGGCAATAAGATCGCCAAGGTTTCTATTGTTGCCCTTTGTGAAAAACTGGCCGACCATGTTGACCAAGTAAACATCCGCGATAAAGACGGTAAAAGTTCATGGCCTGAGAAAAACAGCGAAGCCGATATTGATAAAATTCTTTCCTTGATAAGCTATTCATCGGCTCAGAAAGAATACTACAATAATCCTATTTCTGAAGGAACGGTATTCAAAGAAATGAGCTATAAAAAACTACCACCGCTCAAAGAGTATAAGTTTTTGGTATGCTACACTGACCCATCATTTAAGGAAAGTAAGAAGAACGACTTTAAGGCAACCGTGTTGGTTGGCAGATATAAGGATGAATATCACGTGGTCAAAGCCTATGTGGAACAAACAAACACGGCAAATATGATTGATTGGCATTATCAAATAGCTGAGCAATGCGGCGACAAGGTTCCGGTATATTATTTCATGGAGGCCAATTTTATTCAAGACACCTTATTACAGGAATTTTATAAAGCATCTGTTGGTCGAAACAAAACCGTTCCGATCAGAGGTGACGAACGTAAGAAGCCTGATAAATTTACCCGTATCGAATCACTGTTAGAGCCATTAAATCGACACAATAAATTATGGCTCAACTTAGATGAACAAACTAACGCTCACATGCAACGATTGGAAGAGCAGTTTCTTGCTCTAGAGCCGGGCAGTTCTGCACATGATGATGCACCGGACGCTGTTGAAGGTGCAGTGTTCATTATTAATAGCAAAGTAATCCACAGTTCCGCTGCTACAAGCATCGGCAAACGTCAACCTAATTCTAAACGAGTTTAACCATGGCCTTTTTAACCAAAGATGAACTATTAACGCACCTATACGGCGAGGTGATTGATAATATAAGCCAAAACGATGATGACATTGTCATTGCCGCAATTGACGCAGCCATTGCTGAAGCGAAAGGATACCTGAGCCGCTACGATTTGGAGGCATTATTTAGTGCTGATCCAAAAGATGCAATTCTGTTGGTACGTGTCAAAGATATTGCCGTATGGCACTTCCTTGTTTTGGGCAATCAAAGCATTGAACTGGAGTTTCGAGAAGCTCGCTATACCGAGGCGGTAAAATGGCTGGAGAAAATACAGTCGGGCAAATCAGTGCCGCAAGGCTGGCCGTTGCCAACACCTTCCGAAAGTGATCCTGCTGGCGTGTTCAAATACGGCAGCAATCCAAAGCGTAACAACCATTATTAATCCTTAACGATCTTACCCATGTCAAAGAATAATAAAACAGGCTTCAAAGCCCAAAAAGAGGCCGCTCAAGAAACGCCAAGTTTCATAGTGCAAAATCTTACGGTTCGCCCTGCGGCACGCGACTCACAAGATATAAGCAAATGGCGTACAGCTTTAAAATCGGCAGAGGCGACTAATCCTCGCCGTACCTTATTATATGATCTGTATGATGACATTATGCTCGATGGTCGATTAAGTTCGGTTGTTGAAAAACGCATCATGGCAATCACAAATGCAGATTGGGAGTTTGTGAAGGACGGGAAAGTTATTCCGCTGATTAACGACCTAATTGATACACCTGCCTTTGAAGATTTGCTCAAAGAATTGATGTTAACTCGCTTTTGGGGTTACTCGGTATTGGAGTTGCAATTTCAAAAAGATGGATTCAGTTGTTATAGCATCCCTCGAAAACACTTGCGCCCTGAGAAGGGATTAATTGCCAAAGATCAGAGTGGAGAAGGCGACATCAATATCCGTGAAGGGATTTATCTAAACAATATACTGGAAGCTGGTAAGGAGAAGGATTTAGGCATTCTGCTAAGGGCAGCACAATATGTTATTTATAAGCGTGGCGGCTTTGGTGACTGGGCGCAGTTTGCCGAACTATTCGGCATGCCATTCAGAAAAGGCACTTACAATGGCTTTGATGATAGCCAACGTCAAGAGCTCGAAAACTCTTTAGAGCAAATGGGTGGGGCTGCTTATGTTGTATTACCCGACGGTTCAAACGTAGAGTTCATCGAAAACAAAACAAATAGCGACGGATCATTATATGACAAGTTGCGCAATGCCTGTAATGAAGAAATAGCAGTATTGATATTAGGCCAATCGCTCACTACCGGTCAAGGCAGTAACCGAAGTTTAGGCGAGGTGCACAAAGAAGTGGAGGAAAGTATTAACAAAGCCGACCGCCGTTGGGCTAGGCGTTGGCTAAATACCCGTTTTACTAAATGTTTGGAGGCCAATGGACACGCTACACAAGGAGGCTACTTTCAAATAAAAGGCGAGGATGAGGAAAAGATCAGCAAAAAGGACAAACTTGACATGCAACTTAAGTTGGTGAAAGACTTGGATTTGCCTTATGATCCCGATCATTTTTACGAAGAGTATGGACTACCAAAGCCGGCCGATTATGACAAACAAATGGCGGAAAAAACTGCACATACCCCCCAAGCTTCGGAGGGTGATGATGTGCAAAAACCTGCATCTACCCCCCAAGCTTCGGGCAATAAAAATGACAAAAAGCCCAAGGTTCAGAAGAACAATGACAACACAAACCTCTATGCTTTGGATGAGGACTTAAACACAAAGCCCTTATCTTGGTTTGTAAAACTGGCAAACTCATTTGGTTTTTTCGTAGACGCCCCGGCACAAACCGGGGCGACAATGACGGCATGTTGTGGCAGTCACCACACGGCAATTGATACCATTACCCTTGCCGCTATCGATGGTTTTGATACTGATTCGTTGATAAAACGAGCATGGGAGGCAGGCGGTTCAATGGGTTTTGATACTGATTTATTCAATCATACGGCATCAACCCTTTGTGATGGTTTCCTAAAAGGTTGGCGCAGCCGTCCAACAGAGCTAGTGAATATTGGCATTGACTACGGCTTTGATGATCCGTCAATGCTAACCGCATTTGAAACAAATCTCTTCCGTTTTGCAGGGGTGAAAACGTTGTATGAGGCGCAGCAATTGAACACCTTATTCCGCAAAAGCAAAAGCTTTGAAGACTTCTACCATGAGGCGTCTCAACTGGTCAAGGTTCATAATAAGGATTGGTTGCGCACCGAATATGATACAGCCTATGCCGTTGGGGAAAGCACAGCAACCTATAACCGTTTGATGAAGCAAAGGACCTTGTTTCCATACTGGCAATACAAAACAGTTAAAGACAACCGCGTAAGAGAAACTCACCGCTGGCTACATGATGCAGTGTTTCATGTTGATCATAAGGCTTGGCAAACGATTTATCCACCTAATGGATGGAACTGCCGCTGTTACGTGGTACCAAGAACCGAAACCGAAGTAACGCCTGAACTGTTGAAGAATAGCAAACAGCAGCTGGCCGATTACGAAGCTTCACAGGATTGGGACAAAACAAAGAAAAGCGGCTTTGGGATTAACCGGGCAAAGCTTGGCGCGGTGTTTACCGAAAATCAGCAGTATATCAACAGCATGGAAGAGGGCAATAAACTATTGTCTGAATTACGCCCTTCAGACTTTGGATTGCCAAATGTTGAACAGCAATTAGAAGCCAAGGCAAAAGCGGAAATAGACAAAGCCTCTGTTGATACGGATGCTTATTACAAAAAACGTTTAGTAGATGGTGTTTTTCAGGTGAAAGATTATGCCGGTCGTATATTGACGATGAACGAAAAGGATTACGCCAACCATACTACAAACGAGGTTAAAAAACGTCAATACCGGATTGATTACCTAAATGAACTGGAGACTATTTTGAGTACACCTGACGAGGTATGGTTTAACGCCGAACGCAAACAGGATTCCTTGAATCAATTGATGTACATCAAGTATTACAAAGACAAACCATTGGTTGCAGTGGGCGCGATAACGCCAAATGGTGATTTTAAACTAAAGACTTGGTATGATTTAGCCCATGCAGAAATACGCTGGGGTTTATTAGTCAGGAGTTCCAATTAGTGAGCACTCGGCTCATCACCACCAGCCCCTTGCCTCCTGAGATACGAAGTTGCTGTTAAGGGCGCTCACTAATTGTAATTGTAAAAGTAACAAAACTTATTCCAAATGAGCAAGTTCGACGATGAGTTAAATGCATTCTTCAACAAGTTTCAGCATGCCGTACAGGAACATGTACCCAATGTAATTGCCGAAACCGCTACTGAATACTACAAGGAGCGTTTCTTAGAAAAGGAATGGAATGGCCAGCCTTGGGCTAAGTATAAAGGCAAAGAACCCTCACGAGGCTCGTTGATGCTACGCAGTAATAACCTGATGCAAAGCATACGCCCTAAACTCGTGAGCGCCCAGCGAGTAATTATTAGCGCTGGCAGCAGCAAAGTGCCCTATGCTCAGGTACATAATGAAGGTGGTATCATTACTCGTTCTGCTCGCTCCGAAACGTTTGTTCGCAACCGAATAGCCACAGGCAAAAAGAAAGGAAGGTTTAAGCGAGGAACTTCAGAAGGGCAAGGATTTACGTTCAAGGCTTCGACGTATAATATGCCGCAACGCCAGTTTATGGGGCACAACCAAGAACTCAACGACCGAATTAAAACCCGTTTTAATAATTTATTTAAAAGCTTTTTAAAGCCATGAAAACAATCTACTTAAAGTTATTGGCAAGGCTCAAAGAGCTGCCGCAGATCAAATACATTGACCGCGACAAAGGGCAGTTGGAACAATATGAAGGCGACCGACCTCCTGTCGCGTTTCCGTGCATTTTGATAAAACAAAGCCTGCCGCAATGCAAAAACCTTACTCCAAAAGAGCAGCTATGCAGCGCACAAATAACCGTGCGTGTTGCTTTTGATTATACAGGTGACGCCAGCAGCATCAGTGGTGAAGCGAGACTTCAAAGCGCTTTATCTTATTTCGATACCGTCGATGCGGTACTCGCCAAATTGCAAGGCTGGGGTGATGCTGAAATGAATGCTTGGGAAAGAACCAGCCAATTAGAAGAAGATCGACGCGATAATTTCAGCGTGTTAAGAATTACGCTTAAAACTGGGTATCGGGAAACGATTAGCAGTTAAAGCTACCAGCTAAAAGAAGGATATAACTTTTTCAAGTCTGATGTTCCTGGCTTTTGAGCGATGATCTCTTTTAGCCTGGCATTGTTGCGAGTTAGGTAGTTCGTAATGGTGCTGCCTGATAGCCAAAACTCATGCTCCATATTGGCAATGGCATCATCAAAACGGCAGCGCTGTAAATGGTAGTGGTAGTAAAAGCGATAAGCCATGCATTCGTCACGTTTAACGGCGTACATATTGCGTTTGCCTTTGTTAGAAACAACAGGCTCAAAAGCGGCAGGAAAGATAGATGTTAGGGCTAACTGGTTGCGCATTATTACAAATATGCCTAACTGGTTAGTCTTTTTAAAATTGAGTTATGAACAGAAAAAAAACAAAAAGCCGCTCCATTGCTGGTAGCGGCTATGTTTATTTATTACGTCTCATCCGAGTATTTATTATCCCTTCCGCTCCTTCGCAGGTTTATCTTCTTTTGCCATTAATTTTGCGCCTTTTTTCAACTCTTTTTGAACCTCTGGCAACTTTCTTTCAACAGGTAATGACTCTGGGCTTTTTCCTGTGTTTTGGATCACAATCTTCCTAACTTCACTTCCAACATTATAATGAGTCTGCTCTAAATTTACTTGACCTGATATATTGAAATTTTTGATTCGCTCTTCAGTTTGGGTTATCCTAAAGAGATTTGCCGCTAGCTCGGTACGTCCCATGTGCTCCATCAAATCTTTCGTTTCAACATTTCTCTTTTGGGCCAGTTTATAATTATGCATATTGTATAAGCCCATGTAGCCAGCATTATTAAACTTTGCGAAATCTTGAACGCCTGCAGCATTAGCTGCACTCATCAATGATTTGTTGCCCTCTTTAATTTCATCTCTAATAAGAAGCCGTTCAATTTGATCAGTGCTTTGAATGTATACTTCAAATTTTCTTGTCTGTTCTGCAAAATATACTTGAGCAGCTGCTACAGCCTCCTTTTTAGGGTCGGCATTCATTACCGTTAGATAGCAAGCAAATCTTGTTAACTTATAATCATTGATTTGTTCACCATTCACCTCATGTTGCTGAGCAATGAAGTTTTCATAATGCGGTATATTGAGGGTTAGACAGGCCTTTAAAGCTCTTTCGATTGGCTTGTTAAACGACACCATATCTTTATAACCCAACATTGTCATTAAATCAGAAGCCCACCAGTAAGTAATACCGTTTTGGTTTTTGAAATCTTCGAAAGAAACATGATCGTTAAGTATAATATCAGACATAAAAGAAAGGTATAAGATTTTATGATAGGCGCAAAGATACATTTAAACTAATTGTTTTTTTGTTAATTGACAATTCAAAAAACAAAAAAGCCTGAGAAGTTATCTCAGGCTTAACTTTTTAAGGAAAATATTAATACATTTCTTGGACTTCATAAACCACCAATATTGAAACATAATTAGCAAGTTCACTAGCTAAATTCTGATGGCTAATACTCACAATTTTAATATCGGAGTTTTTTGTTAACCACCTGTTAGTATTGTTTTCTACGTCAGGGAAATTATCCGCTGAAAAAAGCTTTACTTGTGTTTTTCTCATATTTATAAATGTATTTAGTTTTTCACCCAACATGTGATCATACCAACCTGTTTGCGTTCCCAACCCATTTTATGTAAATGTTGCCAATAAGCCTGCAGCTCAACAGGACTTGTACACTCCTTTTCAAAGGCTTTACTATAACCATCAGGAAAATTCATTTTCGGGCCGTTTTCGGTAGCATTGCCTTTTACCAAAAGTAAAACTATTTCATTAATGTGCTTCACTAAATTCGCTATACTTTTTGTTTTACACCACCATTCTGTACACAGGAGATAGACTTCAACCAAATCTTTAAAATCAATCTCATTCGGAACAGACAATGCTTTCATTTTTCCTGCATCAGAACCACAAACCTTATATTTAACACCGTATAACTCTTCGTATCGTTTGCAAAAGGCAGCTATGCGGTCATTAGGCTTTGGAGTGGTGTCGCTGATCAGTTCTAGCTTGAGGTTAACACTTACAAATTTCATCCCGTCGAGATAGATTGATTTAAAAGGGATCATCGGTTTAATCAGCTCCCAACCTTTTGTATTTATAGGCTGTTTAAATTCATTTAAAATGCTCTTTAAATGACCGTCTTCATAGACCAGACATAGGCTGCCATCCAGCTTTTTGGAGGTTATTTTGAATTTTTGAAGTTGCATTTATTTTTTAATTAAGTCTTATGGTTTATGTTTGCAGAATGGTATCATTTTTTATGATGGTAAATACTGTATGTGCAGTTGCTAACCTTACCATCAACATCCTAAAGATGTTTGGCGAAAAAAAGTAGAAAAGACATATTTCTACGTCAAAAGATAAACCGTAAAAAAAGAGATCGAATAAGAAGGGGGAGGCTAGCATCCCCCTTACTTATTTTAATTCATACTTATTTTTCTAACAATCGATTTAATATCTGAACCGAGGATGATATACGGCATTTTTAAATCCTGTGCTAGTCGAAATTCAATTATAGCTCCTTTGCTGTCGTGCCAATCGTCAATTAAGGCAATGGCATCGCATTTTAACAACTCCGCTAAGTCGACACGCATAAACTCTTCCCAGCTTTCGTTCACGTTGGCTGAGTGATCAAGCTTGTGCGGATTCACCGGCTCAAAGCCTTCATTTTTCAATAGCTGCTCGGCTTGATCAAATTTTGATCGGTTCAAATCGGCTACTCCGGTCATTTTACCAGAGATGTACACTTTTAGTTTAGGTTGACTTTCCATATTAAATTGATTTAATAAATGATTCGTATACTTTTTCGAACTGATATACCAGCTTAGGCAGTTCAGTTAAGGTATAGCTGTTTAAGTTTTTTTTGCCGTATCCTTTTTCTTCGCACCAACGGTTGATCCGGTGCATGTCTGCTTTTCGCTCGGCAGGTGCGCCCGTTTCCCAACCCATTTTGCGAGCCATGGCAATGATCTTTTTACGCATTTTATCGGCTTTGGCCAGATCCGGATTGTTGCCCTGTTCGGCGGTTTGCATGAGCTCCAAATGCCGAATGAGGTTGGTAGCTTCATTATACAGCAGTTCACTACTGCTTTCGGTTCGGCCATTGCTAAAATCATACACAAAGGCGTGTTTTCGGCCTAGCTTACCAGTAGCATTGAGCAACTGATGGAGTCTTCGAAGTTGAGGAGGTTGTATGTACATCTTTTTACTTTAAATACTAAAAGCTAATGGCTTATGAGCTGGAACTCCCGATCTCGATAACTATCGGGATCGGGCCGGGTTTTTCGGGGTTACTCTGCGCCATTACTACTGTTAACCCTTATTCGTTTAATGCTTTTAATTCGGTTGCTTCTGTTTGAAATAGTTGCTCAATACCGTTGATACTTTAAATTGTGTAACTTTCATTTCTTTGGCTATTTGCCTTTGTTCTTTATCAGGATTCTTTAAAAAGTAATCAATGATTCTGAGCTCTATGGTTTCTGTTTTCATGATTGTTTCATATTTGAACCCTACCACTGAAACGATCAGCGGCATGCTCCAAGTAGGGTTATACACTAGCAAAATTGAGGTTGATTAATTGAAATACACCGTGCTCATCGCGAATGTGGAAGGTGATGTAATCCTTCGATTTATCGAGCTGCCAGCTTTCTTTAAGAAGTTTAATGCCTTCCTTCCAGTTGTCATTGTCAAATCGATTTTCCATTGCATAAAGACGCTGAACCAGCTGAATGTCCAAGGAGCCGCGCTTACGTTCCAATAAGCTCATGATGATGTCTTTTGTATCCACATCACCTGAATAGCGGCTGGAAAGGAAGTCTTTAATGTGCGCTTCAGCCTGAATGCTTCGCTCGTCAAAGTATCCGTTTTTTTGATTTTTAAAACGAATCCGAAACAGACCATCGGCACTGTCTAGCTGAAAGTTTCCCTTGCCGTCAGTATGGCGATTAGAATATTCTTTCAACAAATCGTACAGCGTATTCATTTCTTCAAATGCTAATTCTTTAAACGTTTTTAAAGCATGGTTTAAAGCATTGGCTTTGCGAGATAATTCAACCACCGTAGTTTCTTTCAGTGCTTCGTATTCGCTACGCAGCTTGTTTGCTTGTTCAATCTGCTCTGCTTTTTTCTTGGCAAGAATAGCCTCCAATTGTTCGGTGCTTAAAGCAGCTATCGCTGCGTCATTAAGTACTGCATCAGCAGCTAGTTCTTTAGTTGCATTTTGAGCAACTTCAATGTTTTTTGTTGATTCTTTCGTTTGCATTTTTAAGCGTTTAAAAGGTTATTAAAATTTGTTTTTTGCGTTTTAGGCCACACCATGTTTTTGTCGAGCTGGTTAATAATTATGCGGATCAGGTTTTGTTCGTAAGGGAATCCGCTCAAGTCGCATGTATCAAAGTAGCTTACAAAAGCTGCCGATTGAGCGGGTGAAAACCCTAATGCGGTTGAACCATTTATTTGGTAGGCTTTTTTGTATATTTTCTCATGCAACTCAAGTAGGGTGTACCACCGGCACAATTCATCGTAATCAATGGGCTGTTCTAGCTGCCATGTTTGCTCCAACAAATTCTTGAGCTGGAGCAATTGTTCGGAACTAAGCTTAATTTTCATGTCCGTGCATTCCTATTTGGTTGTTTAAATACTCGTTTAGTTCATTGGTTCTACTGGCAAAATCCTTATTGTAAATCACGAGTGCATTTGCCTCTTTTAAGGCGAAGATTACCGAAGCATGGTGTCGGTTCATTAATTTGCCTATTCGTTTATAGGGCATATTGCAGCGGTTTCGCAGGGTTAAATAAATCAGCTTGCGAATGTCACACAGCTCTCGGTGACGATCAGGAGCTTGAAGCTGTTCTAGTCGTACTCCAAAAAAGAGCAGCATGTGAACCAGTGTCAATTCTGCCGAATTTTTTGTTTGCGTTTCACTCAGGGTTGTATTCATAGTTTTAGTTTTGGTTAAATTTTCCTTCAGTTCTCCATAATGCCTCATGTATGCTGCTGTCTATTCTTAGCAATGCCGCCTTGGCTATCACATTGTGAGCCATTCGGTATTGTATGCGTAAGGATTCAATGCAGGAATAGGCTTTTTCTTGCTCAAGAACCGATAGTGCATATTCATCGATGCGCATAAATTCATTTTGCCACCATTGGCCGAAGTATTCACTTTTAGTTAAGGCATTGCGTTGCGCCAAAGCATACTTTTGAAAACGCAGGTTAATGAAGGCTGTTTTTTGTTTCTGATAGAAATCGAGCCACTCTTCTTCCTGACGCCAGCATAATAATTCACAAATCCGGTTCGCAGTTGTACCATGTTGTCTTTTTACTTTTTCTACTTGGGTAGTTTGGTTTTCCATTCCTTTTGTATTTCGGGGTATTAGTTAGTTTAATGACACTTCTTTTTTTGCTAATTGTTTAATTGCAGTAGGCAGTTGCTTTTCAAGTTCTTTGTCGAGGTTGATGTTTTGAGCGTTTTTGATCTTTTCAGGGATGACTGACTCTCCATGATACAAAGCTGCCCCTTCATGCCAAATGGTATAAGATCCACCGTTTGGACCGATGTAGCGCCCCTTGGAAAATGCTTTGTAGCCTTCAACCCAAATTTTCAAGGAGGCATCATACATCACGCTCTTGGCGGCACGGCCTGAAGGTTGTTTGCCATCTGCTTGGCTGATAAAAATCAGCAGCTTGTTTTTGTGCTTTTTCTTAAACTCCAAGTATTTAGCAAAGCTCAATCCTGCATATTGCCAGCTATCAATAACAACGAAAGAAGGTGATTTTGGCTTATCCAGCCGCACGCTTAACTCATCAATTGGCTCACACAATAGAAGTAGTTTCTTCTTTACGGATGCCATGCCTGTCTTTCTGAAAGCGTTCTGCATGGTTTTGGCATCTCCTTCTTCTAAGCTGTTGTATGCTACTCTGCCGAAACGCGTCAGTTCTTTGCAAAGCTGTAAGGTGAAGCTCGTTTTACCGTTTCCGGAGTTACCCCAAATGAACCACACGCCTGTAGTTTCAGGGTTTTCAAATGCATCATACCAATCGCCTTGGAAATCGAATGATTTGTACTTCTTATTTAATAGATCGCTTACCGATAATGCTCTTGCCATGTTATGCGCTTATTTTCTTACGTACTTCCTTTAAGTTTCTCAGTGTGAAATCAGCCTGAGCAATGGTTTTGTTTACATCTACATCTGCGGGAAAATTGGCTCGGATGATTAATCCAGATTGTATCATTTTGAATTGCTTCAGGTCCTCATTTCCATCCGGACTGGCTTTTTGGTAACGATTGCCGTAGCGGCTAAAAATTTCGGTGTAGCCCACTTTGCGGTATTCTATGCGGGTATCTATTTTCTTTCTTAAGCCGTCAGCACCCATCATGTACCATCCGCAGAACCCTTCAGTAGCATTCCACAGGGCTTTAAGTTCTAAAAATGCTCCGTAATCAAGGTCACCCGCCTCGTCCAGTATGATTAAGGGATTATCCAATTGACGGAGGTAAAAAACAAGGTCAGCATATACGTCCAAATACTTGCCTGTATAACCTACTCCAAACTCTTTAGCGATGTGTTTAACTAATCGCTGCTTTGATTTATACTGAGAGCAGTCAACATACACTGCATTTTTGTTGCTCGTTGCGTAATGTTTGGCGGTGTGTGTTTTGCCAATGTCAGCTATGTCACAGAGTAAGCGGCTAGCTGATTTTTGCTGACAAAAAGCCAATTGAGAAGTGATGAACTCAAATACAGGGGTTTTAGCAGTGTTCCAAAGCAAAGAGTTTCCAACTTGAACATTACACTGTCGTGCAAGACTAATCCAAACAGCATCGCTCAACACCCTTTCGGTTTCACCATTTTTAATACGGCTATACTGAGCAGTGTTAATGCCTAAGAACACTGCAAATTTTGCATCGCTGCCACTAAATAGCGCTCTGCGTTCCTGCAGAACTGTGATTACTCGTTTTTTTAACTCGGTAGTGATCATTTTTTATTGGTTTAAATAGTTTTTAAAGGTCATTTATAGCTCGTTCACTGTACCACTCTCCATTGTATTGTTGCATTGCTTCATCAAGATTAAACTCGGCAGATGGCTCTAGAGCGGCTGGAACTATCTCAACTTTGGATTTGTTGACAGCTGCTATTGTTTCTATCGGTATCAATTCAGGCTTAAAGAGTTTGCCAGCTCTGCCATCTTTGATCATTTTATCGTATTGAGCTGTATAGGCCGATTGAGCTTCATAGGTTATTGAGTCCGTGTCGGTCCATTCAGCCTTGGCAGTATTGAAAGTTGCCGATTTTTCACATTTGCAGATATAATCACCATGCTGATAGATGTACACCTCAGTGATTTCTCCAAATTCATTTGGCAGCCAGTACGCATCAACCGTGTAATTGTTAGGTTTTAAGCGACTGATCATGGCAGGACTTGGCAATTCGTATTCGTTGTATTTGACAGTAAGGTATTTACTGCGCTTAATACTGGTTTGCGTATGATTGCCGATACATTTCAGCCAAGCTGAACGATTTGGCTGTCTTAGCTCAGGATTGATATTGTAACACAGCACTTGCCAGCGGCTCATGCCCGGATATTTCTTTTGTTTAGGATGCAGCTCATTGTTATAAGCTACAATAGCCGCTAAATCATCCGCCATCAAGCGGTCATATTGGTAATTGGTTTCGGTATACTCATCATTTACCTTGTTACTTTTGGTGCGATACGCTTCGCTTTTAGCCCACCAGCGACCAATGCCTGATTGTTTCCCTTTTTCTGCACCATACTTCTTGGCCTTATTGAAATGCTCGGCGTGTTTTTCTTGCGAGTTACCAGGAGCGCAGATGCGTAGAATAGGGAACATTGCTTCTAAATCATCAAAAAATTTATTGACAAGGTGATTCTCTACCTCAACCTCCATGGGTACGCCCCATTTTTGAGCATCCATCAACCTGAACATATCGCGCAAGCAATCAATGAACAACGCTTCATCTTTATTGCGACTATAAGCCTTTCCGACTACTGCACCGCTGGTAACATCATAAGCGTAGTATGCTTTAACACGACCTCCTCCAATCAGCTTGCGAGGCAAATCACGGTCGTCCATTGAAACCTTGCTAAAAGAATAATTCGGAGCATGACGGCGTGCATGAGGGCGGTGCGTGTTGTTGTAGTCGAGTGAATCCAAGCGGCTTTTGTCAACCAATGCACGGTTCAATGGGTTGTTGATATAGGCCCATACAGTCGCCTCGCTGATTTCAATGCTTTCGCCGTTTCTCGTAAAGTCAGCACGGTTAAAGAATTCACCGGTTTGTTTATCCACTACATCAAACTTTCCGGCTAAAAAGAGCTTATACAGTTCATGCACAGAAACCGCAAAAGGTTTGTTTTCCATGGAATACAAACTAAGGAGCATGCTTTCAACCAATGCATTCACCTTGCGGCTGTTATCGTTGCCAAACTTACCACTGATTAAGGTTTTGTAGCCATCACGCTTGTAGTTGGCAAGCGTACGGCGCAAGCTTGGCGATTTTAAAGTATGGCCACTCTTAGCTTGGAACTTTTCAACGTTTTCAAGCACGATTTCCCATGTATAGCCGGTTGATCCTCCTAATTTTTTGCGATTCGATTTTACCAAAGCCTGTACTTTGATAATGGCGTTTAACACTGAGGCGTTTGTAGTGTATTCTTTGATGTATTCGGCCTTTAAATTTCTGCCGTCTGGACGCTCATAGTTAGCATAGTAATCGGATGCCTGTTGATCACGCACATAATATTGTTCAATCAAATTCGGTACTGCTGACTTTGGATCACCAAATTTTTCAATGCAGAGGTGTTGCCATTCGGTAGGTAGATAGTCCCAGTTTAATAAAACCTCATTGCCTAAGCCTTTGCCTGGCCGTAATCTAAACCCTTCATTTCTTCTTGCTCTCTTTTCATACGCACTATAACTCAATACGGCAATGCTGCTCTCGTTTCTTCTATCGACATCCGATAGAACGAAGCTTAGCCGTACGCCAATTTGGTTGTTATATGTTTCGTAAGCAGATAGCATGTTTTTAATTCTTATTATTTGGTTTTTCTATTTCGCAATAAGTGTTTGCGGCTTTCAATTATTTCCTCCAGTGCATCTACTACTTCATTATGATAGGCTGAGCCTCCACGATCAAAAGCTTTTTGAGCATAATCAGCACTAATGCCCACGATTTCTCCAACCAAGGTCCAATCACCTTTACGTATTGACTGGTAAAGCTCAAACAAGCAACATCTGTACAGCTCCATTCCTTTAACTTCTTTCTCGGTTGGCTTTTCCTTCATTTTATATGGGCCAAAGTTGAGCGGGTACTTTTCCCTAATTTCTTTCGCTTTCATTTCTGTCTTGTTTTTAATAACTATATTCGAACTATCAACACGACAAACATCGAAACTTATTTCGAAATATCAAAGTATATTTCGAAAATACTTTCGAATAATCATGCATTCGGTAAAATATGAATGATATAACTAAGAAAATCAACGAGATAGCGATCAAGTATTTTGACGACAATAACTCAAAATTTGCAAAAGAGATGGATACGAGTGAGGCCAATATTAGAAACTACCGAACGAGGATTGTTCCCAAATTAGAATTTTTAAAAGCACTTCACTCTAAACTCGATATAAGTTTCGAGTGGCTGCTTGGAGATAATGAGGAAAGCCCGATAAAATCAGACATCCCGGCAGCTATATTATCAACAAATGAACATGGAAAGATAAAAACCAAAGGGATTCCGCTCATTCCAATAGAAGCAATGGCCGGTTATGGCAAAGGGGATGTGCAGATATTGGAGAATGACTTATCGGAAAAATATCATGTGCCTGATTTCGCTCAAAAAGGTGCTAAATATTTGATTAGAGTAAGCGGGAACAGCATGTATCCTAAGTACAGCAATGGGGATCTGTTAGCCTGCCGCCCGGTTACAGATTTAACCTTTTTTCAATGGGGCAAAGTGTATGTACTTGATACCGATCAGGGACCTCTAGTTAAACGCCTTTTTGAAAGCAACAAAAGCGATGATCATTTAGAATGCAGATCAGATAACAAAGAGTATTACCCTCCATTTATGCTTCCTAAAACATCAATACGGCAAGTCGCTATTGTTGTCGGTGTTATTAGATTGGATTAGTTTACAATTCGTTATTTACACAAAATCACACACACACTTACATTAGTATTAAAAATCGTAATGAACTAGTATTCAGTAAACTACTGCTGTTTTGCTATAAAACACTAATGTCATAAGAGGTACTATATATATTGTATTTAATACAATTAATGACCATATACACCCACTAAGTGCATATACCAATCATATTTTTAACTCACAAAATGTCCGTCTAAGTGTCCGCCTAAGTGTCCGCCTAATTCAGTTTTTATACATTTTATAGAACATAAAAAAGCCCTAAACATATCCAATGTTTAGGGCTTTTAAAGGTCATTTAAGCTGTTCTTAAAAGGCCCTTAAACTTCGTTTTTATAGCTGAAATGGTGTATTTACAGGGTTTTATACAGGCAAGTGGTAGTTATTGAAACAGGAGGCATCATTACAGCCGTTCAAATGGGAGCCTAATAGAAGTAAATGGTAGTTTTTTTACATTTCGTTTCAAAGCGCCATTTTTAAAAAACAGTTCAAAATCGGCGCTAATAATACCAAAAAGCCATTTTTTGCCGTTTTACCGTTTTATATTATTTAACATTTTGTTTTAACCCCCATATTTTCACATTTAAAGAGTTATCAACACACCCTCAAACAAATTACTAAACAAGTGATTATCTGCAAATTAATTACACTACCAACAGTTTATCAACAATTCATGTTAATAAGTACACCAAATTTAATTACCCTTGAGAGCAGGATCTTATGTGTGTTTTTCCGGTGTTTATAATAAAAAAGGTCTCCTGCCAATTGAATTAAATATATTTGCACACTCAAAACATAAGAAACAAGGAACCCAAATTGTATGACTGATAACTTCGACCCTAAAGGAACTCAACGCCAAAAAAATGATAGAAGAACAGCCCGACAATTCTCCACTACCCTTCCAGGAGGTAAATTACAGCCCCAAGCAATTGAATTAGAAGAAGCCGTATTAGGTTCTGTTATGATCGAAAAAAACGCATTAACTTCTGTTATTGAGTTTTTACGGCCAGAAATATTTTATAAAGATGCTCATCAAAAAATTTATCAGGCCATTATCGATCTTTATAATAATTCCCAACCTATTGACATACTTACCGTAACGAATCAGTTACGTCAAAAAGCTGAATTAGAATTAGTTGGAGGGGCATATTATATTACTGAACTTACCAATCGAATTGCCTCAGCTGCCAATATCGAATTTCATGCAAGGATCATAACACAAAAATATCTTCAGCGCGAGCTCATCCGTATCTCAACAGATACAGTAAATATGGCTTATGAAGATACAACCGATATCTTTGAACTACTTGATAAAGCAGAAGGCGATCTTTTTAAAATTACTGAAGGTAACTTGCGTAGAAACGCGGAAAGCATGTCTGATTTGATTAAAAAATCAATCACGGAGATTGAAAGTTTAAAAGACAGACCTGATGGGCTAACAGGCGTTCCTTCCGGGTTTACTGCTTTAGATCGCGTTACTTCCGGTTGGCAGAGATCCGACTTAGTAATTGTTGCTGCTCGTCCTGCAATGGGTAAAACAGCATTTATTTTAAGTGCACTCAGAAACGCAGCTGTTGGTTTTAACAAACCTGTAGCCGTATTCTCACTCGAAATGTCGTCGGTTCAATTGGTTAATCGTTTGATTTCTGGTGAAGCTGAACTTGAATCTGAAAAGCTTAAAAAAGGGAATTTGGCACAACATGAATGGCAACAACTCCATTCAAAAATTGGAAAATTAGCCACCGCTCCTATTTATATAGATGACACGCCTGCCCTGAATATTTTTGAACTTCGTGCAAAAGTTCGCCGTATGAAACAGCATTATGGCATCGAAATGATCGTAATCGACTATTTACAGCTGATGCATGGTTCAAGTGAAAAAGGTGGCAATCGTGAACAAGAAATTAGTGCTATTTCACGTTCCTTAAAAGGAATTGCCAAAGAATTGAACGTTCCGGTAATTGCACTTTCGCAGCTAAGCCGGGCTGTTGAAACGCGTGGTGGCGATAAAAAGCCAATGCTATCCGATTTACGTGAGTCTGGATCTATTGAGCAGGATGCCGATATGGTAATATTCCTTTATCGTCCGGAGTACTATGGCTTCACGCAAGATGAAAGTGGACGATCAACCGCAGGCGTTGCCGAAGTAATTATCGCTAAACACCGTAATGGTTCATTGGATACCGTTCCTCTTCGATTCCAAGGAAAATACATTAAATTCTCCGATCTTGAAGAGGATAATTTTGGATTCAGCAATGACTCAGGATTGTCTCCTTTATCTCCATCTTCCAACTTTAATAACCTTGAAAGTGCAGGATCCGGCACAATCACACTTGCTTCCAAAAACTGGGACAAGCATGATGATGACGACAATGTACCGTTTTAA